AGGATTCGCAGGAAACTATTTTCAAAAGTGAAAGAAGCCGCAGAGGATACTAAAGATGCCGTAGAAGATGCTTATGACGGCGTAAAAACATGGTAAAAAAGATAAATAAAAGTAATATTTAGGAGGCACTATTATGTCATTAGAAAACAAATTTGATCAATTAAAAGGTTCAGTAAAAGAAGGATTAGGAAAATTAACAGGTAACGAGAAATTACAAGCTGAAGGATTCGCAGAAAAAGTAGTTTCAAAAGTAAAAGAAGCAGCAGAAGATGCATTTGATGGTGTAAAAAATGTAGCTAGTGTAGTAGCTGATAAAGCAGCGGATGTGAAAGATGCAGTAGTAGAAAAAGCATCAGAATTAAAAGATGCAGCAGCAGATAAAGCGGAAGATGTGAAAGATGCTGTAGAAGACAAAGTAGAAGATGCAAAAGAAGTAGCAGAAGACGTGAAAAGACGCAGCAGCAGATAAAGCAGAAGACGTAAAAGATGCTGTAGAAGATAAAGTAGAAGACGTAAAAGAAGTAGCAGAAGATGTGAAAGATGCTGTAGAAGACAAAGTAGAAGATGCAAAAGACGCAGCAGAAGATGTGAAAGATGAAGCAGCAGATAAAGCAGAAGACGCTAAAGAAGCTGTTGAAGAAGAAGGATTCGCTGGAAAACTATTTTCTAAAGTAAAAGAAGTGGCAGGAGATGTAAAAGAAGCAGCAGAAGATGCTATTGAAGATGTAAAGAAAATGGTTAAATAATAAGACTAATATTTAGTAAATCCGTTCATTAGGAAACTAGTAAATCTAAATAATATTAAATAAAAATTTATATAGGCAACTGACTAAAGTAGAACTTAAGTCGGTTGCCTGTTTTTATATTAAGTAGCTCCGCTGGATATCGATTTTAGTTTAACACAAAAAAACATCGCCATGTGAAATGACGATGTTTTTATGTTCTTTTAATATAATTCAAATCTTTCTACGTAGTACATTGTTCTATTAGCTCCGCTAGTATAATTTTTATTGTTCAAGCGAAGAGTCATCATACCTACAGGTTTTCTTGTAGCAACATTTACGTATGGGATAAGAACTCTATCACCTTTAATATCCCATTTTTCTACTGGCATAAAGATTGCATCAGTAGCACCACCGTAGCCAATATCACTTTTTGCTAGGAATACTTGATCTTTTGCGAAGTACACTACTTTATTTTTGTGATTCATTAATTTTTCTAAGTTTTCTTTATTGTAATCAGCAACATGGTTGTTTAATTGTACAAATTCAATTTCTTTATCGTTTTGTAATCTTTGTAATACATCTTGTTTTTGGAATGTTTGAGCGTTATATGTATTTAGTAAATCTAATACTTTAGTTAAGTTTATTTGTTTTACTACATTATCGCTACCATCATTACTAGCGATGTATCTTACAACATTTGCAGTGCTGCTTCCTTGTAAGTTTAACATTCCATAAGCCATAGGTTGTAAAATTTCCCCAGCTTTAGCTAAATTATGTTTATAATCTTGAGTATTATTGTTTTGAATATTTTGTTTAGAAGGAGTAGTTACTTTTGTTGTAACTTTTTTATTTATATCATTATTAGTATTGTTATTATCTTTAATATTATTGTTATTATTGTTAACTTGAGTAACATGTTCAACTTCTTTTTGTAAATTAGCTAAAGAAGCTGGACTTTCCTCAGTAGTTTTTACCTCAGTAGTAATATTGTCATTAGTATCTACTTTTTTTGCTACTTTATCTGTGCATCCTGTTAATAATCCAATTCCTAAAATAAATATACCTGTTGTTTTTAGAAGTTTGTTCATGTTATTCACCTTCTTTTTGTATAACTTCTTTATATTTATATTATACATTTAAAAATTACAAAAATCAACCTTTTATTACAAATATATTACATTTACATTACAAATAAATTTAGGAAGTGTTACAAAATGAAAATTTCGATAAATATAGTCTAGTGTAGACAATATTTGAACAACGTTAGTTTTTATAGTAAAATATACTAGAAAATCAAATTAGGAGATAAAATACATGAATAGAGTTGCTATTGTAAGTGCAAAAAGAACTGCTATAGGAAGTTTTGGAGGGAGTTTAAAAGATGTTTCTGCTGCAAAAATCGGTGGAGAACTTGTAAAACAATCATTAGAAGGTATAAATCTTAATCCAAGTCTAGTTGATGAAATAATATTCGGTAATGTTTTACAGACGGGCTTAGGGCAAAATGTAGCACGTCAAATCGCAGTTAATGCAGGTATTCCAAAAGAAAAAAGCGCTTTTGTTGTAAATAAGGTTTGTGGATCAGGGCTGAAAAGTGTTGTTCTTGGGGTACAATCAATATTACTAGGGGATAATGATGTAGTAGTTTGTGGTGGTGTTGAGAATATGAGTGCAGCACCTCATTATACAAAGAATGCTCGTTTCGGACAAAAACTAGGTAGTTTTGAATTAGAAGATACTATAATAAACGATGGTCTTACAGATGCGTTCGAAAACTATCATATGGGTATTACTGCCGAAAATATTGCAGAACAATATAGTATAACAAGAGAAGAACAAGATGAATTTGCTCTTTCAAGTCAGAAAAAAGCAGCCGCAGCTATTGAAAACAATCAGTTCACTAACGAAATAGCACCGATAGTTATTAAAACTAGACGAGAAGAAATTATTTTTGATACAGATGAATTTGTTCGTCCGAATACAACATTAGAAAGTTTAGCTAAATTACGACCAGTCTTTAAAAAAGATGGAACTGTAACAGCAGGAAATGCATCGGGGATTAACGATGGTGCAGCATGTGTTATTTTAATGAGTGAAGCTCGTGCAAAAGAGCTAGGATTAGAAGTTCTTGCTTATATTGATGGTTATGCTTCGGCAGGATTAGATAATAAGGTGATGGGCTTAGGTCCAGTTCCTGCGACACAAAAAGTGTTAGAGAAATTGAATTTAAACATAGAAGATATAGATTTATTTGAAATGAATGAAGCTTTTGCTGCCCAATCAATAGCTGTAACTCGTCTATTAAATCTAGATCAAAACAAAGTAAATACGCGTGGAGGAGCTATTTCACTAGGACATCCAATCGGAGCTAGTGGATGCCGAGTTTTAGTTACTTTAGTTCATGCGCTAATAAATGATGATAAAGAAAAAGGTGTCTGTTCGCTTTGTATTGGAGGAGGACAAGGGATAGCTATGGTGATTTCTAGAAACTAATTATATGATTTATATAAATATATATTTCTAAGAAAAGCCTAATATTTCAATAAAATTAAAGTTATTTATGAAAATAATTGTTTATTAGTGAAGAAAGTGTTAAAATAGATAAGTGATTATTTTTAAGGGGAAATATTGTGAATAAATTCATAAAAGAACATGGACAAGTTATTTTGTGGTTTATCTTTCTAGTGTTTATGATAATATCACTTAGTATGGTTTTTACACATGGTATTAGATATGCAGTAATAGTCTTTGTACTAAGTTTAATATTATTATATCCACCTATTGTAAAATTAATTCAGCGTAAAACGCGATTGAAAAAAGTAGTATTGGGTGTTGTAAGTGCACTTGTAATGATGTTAACTATGTTAATGACGAATCATTTCAGTGAAGCTAGAAAAGAAGAACAAAGAAAAACTGTCCAAGAGAAAAAAGAAGAACGTGATAAAAAATTAGAAGAACAGTCTTCAGAAGAGAAAAAAGAAGATAATTCTGATGAGAATAAAGAACAACAACAAGTTCTTCCACCTCCTGCTTCTAAGAAAAAAATTGATGAACAGGATGGAACAAAAAATGAGACTGTTCAATTAACTCAAACTCAACAAAATAAACAACAACAACCTAAAAAGGTAGTAGTAAGAGCTAGTAAAAAGAGTGGAGTTTATTACACACCGACACATCCTTCTTATAACAATGTTGCAGCAAGAAATCTATTAGTCTTCAGTTCAGAAGAAGCTGCTCAAAGAGCAGGATATAGAAGAGCTGCATAAAAAAATCTCAGACATTTATTGTCTGGGATTTTTTGTTTAAACATAGAAATAATGTAAAATAAAAAAACGTGTTTGGGGAACACGTTTTTTTAGTGAACTAAATTAAGTTCTAAGCAATTTCTTGCTTGTTTATATCTAATCTTATATACTTATAGACGTTATTTAAAATACTATTTCTATACTTTCCAAAACGTTGATATTATTATATTTTGTTTTTTTACTCTTTTCTAGTTATAACCAAAATATGCTAACTTTTCGGAAAGTCAACGGAAACTATACAGCAATTTTAGTACCAGTGGTTTTATAAGTTAATAAGGTATGTGTATTTTTTGCACTAACCACTTTTAAGGACGTTTTTTTAACCGTCTTTTTTTAGGGGTTGGAAATGTTGGTATGTTCTTTTTTAGGGTCTCCAAAATCTCCATATTGTTATGATTATTTAAAATATACACACTGTATTTTACGTCCTAAGCGTTCTGATTATACTTTCCCTTGTGATTGTACCCTTGACCTCTTACAAAGCAAATAAACGCTTATATATGTTTACTGCATTAAGAAGCGGTATTCATGGTATTACTTTATAGGTTATAAATTTCAAGTTTTTTCAAGTTTTGTATGTTATTTCATCTTTTAAAAATAAATGTAGTAATTTGTAGTATCTTCTTATCACTAACTATTCAAATAAATTGTACAGTTACTTTCCTATCACTCTATTTTATTCTTATTCAGAAGCGGTACAATAGTTTTTGGTTTTACTTTCCTATACAGCTAATTTATTCTTATCAAAAACTAGCACAATGATTTAACTAAAGATAATGCTGTTAACCTTATATATTCTTATCTAAAATCATTACAACAAATTAGCTTCATTAATTCTTATTCCTGTTTTTTATTCTTGTTAAAATCTTTTGCAATGATTTTCGTTTAAATATTCTTATCTACGTTATTTTTTCTTATTAAAAATTGTCACAACGATTTCACTTATACGCTTCTTATCATCTCATTTTATTCTTATCACAATTTGTTACAACGATTATTAAACTAAACTTCTTATCATTAAATAATTTTCTTATCAAAAACTATAGCAATAATTTAGCGTTGTATCTTCTTAAACGTAACTTTTTATCCTATTAAAATCTTTCAGAACAGTTTTATAATTTACATTCTTATCTATATTATATTTTCTTGTTAAAATTCATTACAACAGTTTTATTAGATTTATTCTTACCGCTTCTTATTATTCTTATTTCTAATTGTGAAAAAAGATTATCCATTTACCGCTATATCAGTTTTTATTTTTCTTATCACAAATCATTAAAACAAATTTTAGTTTTACTTTCTTATCACTCTATTTTCGCCCTATCACATACTTTTATAACAAATATGCTTTTTGCAACCTTATAAACCTTATTTATTCTTAGCATAAATTGTTGTAATAAATTTAAGCTGCAGGTTGCTATCTTTGTAAATTAATCTGATTACAAATCTTCACAACAATTTTATCATTTTTCACCATATAAACTCTAGTTCTTCTTATTACAAACTATCTCAACAATATAGTTATATATATTCTTATACTTAATATTTCATCTTGTTAAAATCTCTTATAACGGTTTTTGGGTTTATATTCCTATCAATATAAATAATTGCTGTTAAAATCTTTTCTAACAATTTAACTAATTACTTTCTTCTTTATATATTTTCATCTTCTCAAAAATCATTACAACAGTTCTTGTATTATTATTCCTAACGCTTCTAATTCTTCCTATCATAAATCACTGAAACAATTTAGCTATTATACTTCTTATCGCTTATTATTATTCTTATTAAAATCTTTAACAACTATTTAGGGTTATTACCTCTTATCACGCTACCTTATTACTATAACGTTTTGTATCAGTTACCTATATATAAATTAATCTGAGGTTTTCTGAGGTTTTTAATGCTATATATCTTTAAATGCCACTAATTGCCACTAATTTATATATAGTTTTCAATGTAGTATTTTGTAGTAATTATATATAGGTTTTATACTCACATTTTCCAACATTTTTACTTATACAGAATTTTATTCCAACATTTTCCAACAATTTAACTTTCGCACGAAAAAATATGTACAGTGACGGCGTGAAGGTCGAACAACATAGTAGAGAGGTACTATCCCCCCTTTTAAAACTTCTTTTTGCTCTATATGTTTTTTTATCTAAGGTTTTATAAGGTTTTTGAAAACTCCTTTAAGACAGCCGAAACAGCCGATTTTAAAGATATATAGATTTTTATGCCAACATTTGCCAACATTTCTATATATGTTTTCATCTTAGGATTTCTTAGTAATTTTAATATCATATATGTTTTTATACCAACATTTACCAACATTTATAGGTTTTATTTTCAAGTTTTGTCAAGTTTTGACAAGTTGGTATATCTATATATAGAGTTTTATTCCCGTATTTTCCAGTATTTTACACTATACCTTATAGGATTTTATGCCACTAAAAGCCACTATCTCAACATTTACTATATATGTTTTTATACTCTCATTTTCCAACATTTTATGTAAAAAAACGTTATTTTTACCTCTAAAAATGATAGTTTTTGTTAGTAAAAAGTAGTTTTTTCATACTGCTGTTTAAAAGCTGTTTAACGTGTTTCAACTTAATTTAGTGTAATTATATCTATTTCCACACAGAAGCGGTCTAATAACTGCATATTACCGCTCATAAGGGAAAAGAAATAGTCACTGTTCATTATTATTGTTTTTTCTCTATATACATTTCAAACCTTAGCATTTCTTAGCATTCTACCTTAGTAATTTATACCTTTTACCGCTTCTAAAAATAGTGTATTTTATGAATTTTTTCACGCTTCAATATAATTTTATCGAGAAAAAAGACACCTAATCAATAGATGTCTTGGTTGTGTATATCAAGTTTTGTTCTTTGTTCATTCATTGTTCAATAGGTTTATATATCCAGTTTTTCAAGATACTCATTATGTAACTTCATACAGTAACGTTCACTTTTTAAACCTACCAGTCTTGCTACCTTTTGCCATTCTTCTAACATATAGTATCTCCACCAAAATATATACCTTATTCGTATATCTTCTATTTGGTCTATAACGCTTGATAGGTATTCTCTTTCTTTCTCTATTGCTATTTTGAGTTTACTTATCTTATTTTCAGTATCTTGTATTTTAGCTAATAGATTAGTACCTGTAAAATCATAGTTAGTTCTACTGCATGTTATTTTTACTTTTGTATAGTCCATGGTCTGAACATGTGATTTACTATGTTGTTTTTCTTGCAACTCTTCTACTAAGTCGTATAATCTATATAACTGTTCTGTTAAGGCTCTATACCTATTTAATTTTTGCTTTTTATCATTGTTCAATCTTTGTTCAACTCTTGGCTGGGTCTTAACTTTTATATATCCTTTATCAGATAGTAGACTGAACAACTTCACTTTATGTTCATTAATAATCTTGTTTTCTTCATCAGTTGCCTTACGTGAAAAATTAAAGTATACAGCTATCAATAATTCACGTTCTAAGCTGTCTATTTTGTTTAGGTAGGTTTCTATAGCTACCGCTTCTTTAGAGGTCGTATCGTCCACATAACGCTCTATTATAAGGTCTAGTTTAGATAGTTCTTCTCTTGATAACTGCATATTGTTTATTACTCCTTAATTAGTTTTGCTATGTGTAAGTAAGCTAAGGTAGGATATTTTGAAGAAAGCTCATTATCTTTAAAATACTCTATGTTTAATAAAAATTCATCTTCTTGTAATTCTTCATTGATGTATTTGTTAATATTAAAATTTATGGGGTTTAATGTGTTTCTTGATACTTCTACTACTCTAGTTATTTTATACATTGTTTTAACTCCTTTAATTAAATTCTACTGGCAACCATTGTTCATACGGTTTATAACGTTTATACACTGGTAGCAATAATATTTTCTTACGTTTATAATATAAAATCTCATCAGTTGGCTTCATATCTATTAATTCACTTTCTAGCAATTCTTGAATTATATCGCTTGCGGTTTCGTTCCAGTTATCCCAGATTATTATGTTTTCATTATATCCACATATCGTATAATTACCGTTATAGTTAAAGCCAATTTCATTAAAATAGTTTTCTATATCTACTAATGTAACGTTTTTCTTACGCTTAATTAATTTCACTAAGTCTAACTTTATTTTATCTATGTTCATTTTCTAACCTCCTAATTTAGATTTTTTGGTCGCTTGCTTTTATTTATTTAGTTCTTTTCAAATTTATTGCCGTAAACTGAAAAGATATATTGTGTATACCATACATTTTTCTTTTTTTTGGTCGGTGAATTTAGGTTTTTGTTATCTTAATTTTAATTTGTTATCTTAATGTTAAACTAATTTTTTGTTAGCGTAACAGGAAAAACTGCATAATGGCGTGGGTGTTTTAAATCTGTTACGTTGTTACGCTAATTTCGATGATTTTTCTTTTATATATGTGTATATATAGAATTATATATATTGTTACTTTTTTTATAAAAAATTTAATAAAATAACGTAACAACGTAACAAGGTACTATAAACACTTGATACAATAACCTCTTGCTGTTACGTTAATAGAAAAAATAACGTAACACAAGATAACATAAGATAACAAAGTTATTGTTGTTCATTTACTACTTGCTTAATGGCTCTACCAACATGTCCCTCTAACGGTTGAATATTTCTACCATAAATATTTAATTCATCTGTATTTTCTTTTGTGAACCTATGATTTTTTAATTCATATGAGTAATTACTGGTTGTTAGATTATCGTTTAAATGTTTAGTGAATGCATTACCTATCCTTTTTCTTGTATTATATCCATTCTCATAACAAAAATTCTCATAATCATCAGTTAAGTAGCGAACAGGAAAACAACTCACATGATGATAACCTTTATCTTTATAATAAAGCATAAAACTGAATACACTATCATTTTCTTGTTTGTAATTAAGTAATTGCTTTTTAACCGCTTCAGGTATTATAAATTTATCAAAATCAAGATGTAAAGCTGTATATAAGATATATTCCAGTATTATTTTATTGTTTAGCTTCTCATCTTTGATACTTTCATCTTTTACACCTTCAAAATTTGCTTTAAATGGAATTATTAATAACCTGTTTAGTACTGCGTCAGATTTATCTTTAATGGGTGGTATCTCATTTGAATTAAACATTAATAACGTTTTAAAATCATAGTTTCTTACATCTTTGTTTTTACGTTCATAGTTAACACTTTCACCACTTGAAATACTTTTTAATTTATCCATTTCATCTAGTGGCTTTGTACCTACCTCATCACCATAATTACATATTTTGCCCTCAAGGGAAGTCAAACCAAAACGGCTTTGTAATTCATGTGGTGTTGATACTGAAATATTAATATCACCTATTAAATTAATCATCATTTGCCTAAAGGTACTTTTTCCGTTTGTTCCATTACCTAACATTATAGCTATTTTTCTTCTAGTCTTATTTGGGTTTATCGCTTCATTGATTAATTGCCATAGCAACGTAACAATTTCATCATCATTACACGCTATCGACTTCAACCATTCATCAAAATTAAAATAGGTGTTTTTAATAAGTTCATAGTTTGTTAAAGCTTTAGTATTATAATTAGTATCTACTTTAGCTGTAATAAAGTGTTTAGGGTCGAACGGCTCTAATGTTTTAGTTTTAGTATTAAATAAGCCGTTACCAACTGCAATTAGATAATCTAACCTCTGTGGCTTCCTAAATCTTGTATTTGCTCGTAAGTCTTCTGTAACGTCCTTTAATTTAGTTAACTTATACCTTATTTCTATTTTCTTAATACAAGTCTTTATATAATCATCATTTGATGTATATATACCTTTTGAAAAATCATAGAAAAATAACAATGCTGTATCTTCATTCGCTCCACTTTTTATAATAGGTATATGAGTAAGTAAGAATTTAGCTATTACATAAAATGGTACTTGTGGAACAGTAACCTTACCAGTCTTTTCGTTTACGGTTGTGTTTTCTATTCTCCATTGTTCGCCTGCGGTGTATAACCTCCAGTGAAGCTCTCCAGTGTTTAAAATAGGTTTATTTAGCTTATATCGTACTAAATATGAAAAGTTTTTGTCTTTCTTATTTCCCACGATTTCAAACCTTTGTAACATTGAATAACTTTTCTCATTATCAAAATAATTAGGGTTATTTTCCCAACTCTTGATAGCGTGGTTTATTTTGTCTTGGTTCTCTTGGCGGTATTTTTCGGGGTTTTTTCCTATGTTTGCTAATAAGTCAGAACACTCACAAGCAACATCATAGCTTATTATGTTGTAACAAAAATCATAGGTTATTGATAACAATATCCCTAATGCTTTGTTATAGTTGTTTTCATCAGAGTTGATATTTTCATAATCTAACTCTAAATACCTTTTAAACATTTCTGTATATTCTTCATCAGTTAATAAGGTGTTAGTATCAGAAGCGGTATAATTAGTAATAACTTTCTTTTCTTCTTTAACCGCTTCTTGTACTGGATAAGGTAAGCCGTCTAGGTGTTTAATGAATATAAACTCATTATCACGTACAGCAATAGGTAAGCCTTGTAATTGTGACCATGTACAGCTACTTTTATCATACTTGATGTTCAGAAGCTGTATAACGTTCTGTATAGTCGGTTTATATTCATCTTTGACAATATCCCTACTAGGTTCTAATACAAGCCTTAAACGTGGGTTATTTGGCTTATGTGAGATAGTTGAGTATAAAAGGTATTTATAACTAGCTAACTTCTCTTGTATGATAGTTTGTACCTCTTGAGAACTTAAACCTGTATCTTCAATATCAATTACAATTAAATTTCTTGTTTTTAGGTTGCTATCATTCCTTGTATAGCTACCATCTTCATTAGGTGGAATATCTCCACTGATGAAATAAAGCATACTTTTATCTTTATATAGCTTGATGTCTTCATCATTGCTTATTGTTTGGGCGTTAGTGCTTGCTAAGGTTTCTAAGGCTGTTTTATCAGTATTAATAAGGTTTAATACATTGCTTTTAAGTCCTATTTGTCTATAAATCAATTTACATCACCTCTTTTACATTTCAATACGTAAAGTATTTTCATCTTTACTGTATGTATCTTTTAGTTTTTCTAGTACTTTAACCGTCATTTCTAAAGTACTTTTAATTTGCATTTTTAAAATTTGTAAGTCAGTAGGTTTTCCAGTAATTTTCCCAACGTCCAACATTTCGATATATCCTGTTAAGCCTTTTACTTCTCTATCAATGATTTTATTTCTAAAGGTTTCACTATCTTTAATTTTTTGATACTCTGTAACCATATCTTTAAAGCTTGGTGCTATTGTGAAATATGTTCCAACAAACGTTAGCAATAATTCATTATCTCGCTGTAAGGTTTCTAAGCTATCTGTATTGTTATTACCTTGATGTGGGTTTAAAGATACAGAACTATTACTCTTATCAACTATCTTACTTGCTATCTTCTCTAATAACTCTAAACCGTTATAAACCATTTCTTCTATTGTCCCGTCTTTTATTACCTTTATTTCCATTCTTATTATCTCCATTCTATTTTATTTTTTGTAGTGCTTCTTTCACTTCTTCTAGAGCGTCATATATTAAATAACCTAACTCGTTTGATGAATGAATAGCAAAGTCTTCTGTTAATAAGTGCAAATTTTTACCGTTTCGCACCTTATCCCAATATTTCAACAATTCTTCTTCCGTTATTTTTAAGGTTTTAAACTCATCTGTTGAGAGTGTTTGGATTGTTGTGCAATGCGTAGCTAATATTTGCAGTGAAACGTGTAAGCTTGCTAACCTTTGTCCTATTTCCTCTATACTTTTTATGATTTCTGATTTATCCATTCTTATTATCTCCATTCTGTTTTTATTTTAAGAAGCGGTACTATAACTGCCTTTATTAATTTATAAAACTACTGGTACTGTATTTTTATTATCTTGTTTTCAAAGTGTTTAGTATTTCGTTAACATCTTCAATATCAAATAGATGTTTATTACCTAATACTGCATATCGTAAACCGTGTTGCTTTAATATCTCCATGCTTGCTTTTCCTATTCCTAAGAATTTTTGTAATTCAACTCTTGTTAAATACCTTTTGTATGGCTCTATCTGTTCAATACGGTTTTTAATAACTTCATCAATTAAAATGTTTAATTGTTCTTTTATCTTTTGGCTTTGGGCTTCTGACAAAACTACTTCCATAACGTCCACGCCCCTTTAATAAATGCTATCCATTAGTCTGGCCACAAAATATATAAATGCTGTTATGATTGGTATAAATACCACTGCACAACAAAAACTATTAATGTATAATTCTTTGTTTTCCATTGTCTTAACCTCTCTTAAGTTTTTCATCTAGTATAGTTAAAGCTAGCTTTGTAGTTGCTCGTTTACGTTTTGGGTTCTTGTGTTGTTTTGCTATCTCCAGTAAGTGGTCGACTGTTTTTCTAATGATATGATTTTCTTTATCTATTAAGTCGTTATTTTCATCAATTGAATTATTAATATTATAATTTAAGATAATATCATCAAGTTTAGCTATATTTTCATGTGATGGGGTCTTTTCTCCTTTTTCCCAACGTGCTATAGTGCTTTGATTTACGTTCATCAAGTCAGCTAACTCATATTGACTTAAATTGTACTTTTCTCTAAAACTCTTAATGTAATTACTTTTAAAATTCATTTCTAGCATTCTTTTATACCTCTTTTTCCTTTAATTTATAATATTCAACTGCATGTTGATTATTTTCGTACTTATATTCACGTTGCCTTAATTCAATAGCTTTTAGCTTATCCCTTGTACTGGTAGCATTATTAAATATTAGCTTATCTAACTCATCAATGATTTTTAGATGTAAAAATATAGCGTTACGCTCCATTTCATAAGTAAGCTGTTTAGTATTTATCTTGTTTAAAAACTTCTTATCTATGATTTCAATATTAATAATATCTTGACCAACTCTTTCGTAATTGATTTTATTAGAGCGTTTAAACTTCAACATCTTTCTATTAATGCTGTACCAGTCTTCAAAGTCAATGTTTAATACCTCCAGTATTTCTCGTATAGAAGCGGTGGGGTTATCCTTTAACACGCTGTATATTTTTTCTAAAGTTAAATGGTTTTTCTTGTTTTCCATGTTATAAAGTCCTTTCTTATGTTATAATGAAAGAAAGTATTTTTGTTAAATACTTGTCTTTAAACCTTTTAAGTAGTAGTTGGTAGCTAGGAACTTGAAAGGTTTTTTTGTTTTTCTAAAGTTCACTTTTCTGAACATAAACATTAAAAAAATATTCTTGTACTTTTTCTAGTGGGATTTCTAGTAATTCACAAGCCTTTAACATCTCGCTATCAGAAAAATTACTTTTATTGTTTAATCTTTCCGACAATGCGGTTCTACTTATCCCTAATTCTCTTGAGAAGATAGTTAAAGTGCTATACTTTTCTTTAATCTTCCCTCTTAATTTAGCATAATTAAAAATGGTTTTTGTCATTATTTTATTTCCTTTCGCTTTATTTTAGGTTCACTTTTCTGAACTCCACAAGATTTAGTTTAACATTGTTCTTTTTTGTTGTCAATACTTTAGTTCAGAAAAATAAACAAAATGTATTTTATTTCTTTCAAATTGTTGTTTTTTCTGAACATTAATGATATTATATTATTAAGATTAAAACATTTAGAGGTAAATAAAATGGAAACTTTTGCGGTTAGATTAAAAAAATTATTAAAAGAAAAAAAGATTTCTCAATCTGAATTATCAAAAAGAACACATATCGGAAAATCTTCTATAAGTACATATTTAAAAGGTGGTTATATTCCTAAACAGGATAAAATATACTTAATAGCAAAAGTTCTCGATGTATCGGAAAGCTATTTAATGGGGTGGACTGATGAAAAAGAACGAAAACAAACGCCCCCACCGTCTTTTAATTTATCAGATATTAAACCAATAGTAAAAACTGTAAAAATTCCCTTAATAGGTGTGATATGTGCAGGTAATGGAATATATGCTGATGAAAACCTTGAAAGAATGTTAGTAGTCGATAGCAACACTATAACTGCAGATTATGCTTTAACCGTTAAGGGTGACAGTATGATTGATGAAAATATCCTTAATGGTGATATTGCTTTCTTTGAAAAAACTTTTAACTTTGAAAGTGGGAAAATATATGCTTGTATAGTTAACGGAGAAAACACTGGAGCAATTAAAAAAGTACATCAACAAGGTAATAAAATCATTCTAGAAAGTGCAAATAAAGACTATACACCGCAAATATATGATATAGATGATGTTCATATAGTCGGAAAGTATAAAGGCTTATTACGTACAGAATAAACAACACTATAAGTAACTATCAACTAATAGTTAACAGTTCAAAATGGAAAATTACACTATTTTTTCCACTTTGCTTACTGGTTATCAACTAATAGTTACCTACCACTCAAGAAGCGGTATACTGCATTGTTTTATAGGGATATTTAACAACTTAATAAAATATAAAAACTTGATAGTAAATATTTGATAATTATTTAAAATAATACTAAGATGTACATAAGAGATAAGCATATAGGTAGCCTACTTTTAACATGAAAAGGGGTTCTATGTGTGCAATACACCGTGTATATTTTAGATATATGCGGTGTTTTTGTTTTATTAGGGATAGAAAAAAGCACCAGTATATATTACCAGTGCTTTTAAGATTTAATAAAAATGAAAATTATATAAAATGATTTATTACATAGTTTCTATATTAAAGAATATAATAGTATTATACCATACAAATACTGTTATATCAAGGTTTCCGCTTCTTACTTAAAATTAAAAGCCATTTAAACCGCTTCTAAGCGTTCTAATTATTAAAAGGTGTAATTACATTACCTAACCTTTAAAAGTCTTACCACGTCCATTATATGAGGTGATTTTTACCTAATCATTTATTAATTTATAAAACTACTGGTACTAGTGAAAGGATTGATAAAAATGATTAAAGAATATATAGACAAAGACAATAAGAAGTATTATGAGGTGAAAAATCATTATATTGGTAAAGATGTTTTTACCGGGAAAGAAAAAAGGATATCAAAGAAAGGTTTCAGAACAAAAAGAGAAGCGGAAAACTACTGCATTAAGTTAAAAAGTGAGTTTTTAGAGGTTGGCTTTAAGTCTAATCAAGATTACACATTTCAAGATGTATATGACTTATTTGATGAGCAATATAAACGTAAAGTAAAAGATACTACTTACTATAGAAATACATTACATTTTAACAAACATATATTACCATTTTTCGCTTGTATGAAAGTAAAAGATATTAAGTTAGTAGTTTGTCAAAAGTTCATTAATGGTTTATCAGAAAGTTTTAAAAAAGCAACAGTTAAACATTATAGTATATTAGCTAGTATGATACTAGATTATGCTGTTAAACTAGAAATAATAGCTACTAATTACATGAAATATACTGAAATACCACGTATGAAAGAGGAAACAAAGCAAGACAACTATTATACAAAAAGTGAATTACTTGAATTTTTAGAGGTGGTAAAAAATAACTATTCTTTAGAGTTATACTGCACTTTTAGAGTTTTAGCTTTTACTGGTATTAGATGTGGCGAGTTATGTGCTTTAACGTGGAAAGACTTCGACTTAAAAAACAAAACTCTATCAGTAAATAAAAATCTAACTTATGTAAAAGGTGGTTATACTGTATCTGAAACTAAAACAAAATCAAGTAATAGAATTATCTACCTTGATAATGAAACAGTAGAGGTACTTAAACAATTTAGAAAACAAAGGTCTTTTGTTCCTTTAGATACTTCTGTTTTTAATAAAAAGCCTGAATTACTTAAATACTATTTAAACGGTATTTGTGCTAAGAAACCTAATCTAAAAAGAATTACATTACATGGTTTCCGCCATACTCACGCTACTTTATTATATGAAAGTGGTATTGATGTTAAAGATATTTCAAATAGGTTAGGTCACTCAAATATTAAAACAACATTAGATATATATACACATCTTACAGAAGATAAAAAGAAAGATGTTACAGATAAATTCAGTAAATTTATGAGTATGTAA